TGACGACGTGGCTTTTGGTCTTATGTCCTGGGGTTTTTTGAGGTTTGTTGCACTTCATGTGCTCTTTTGCTAGCTGCTTTGCCTTTTTACGGTCAGCCATCTCACACCTTCAGCACTCCTCTGTCGACCTTTCCTGAGATGTCATCACTGACTTCTCCACGAAGGGCTCGATCACCTTTGTCAGCAATCCGCTCATCCTGAAGCTCCTTGATGTAGCCACCGAGAAACTCTTTCTCTTTTTCTTTAGATTGCGACCCAGCTGATTGAGTTGTCATTATCGATGTACGGTTGAGCTAATTCTGTACTGGGTAGCTTTATCGAACATGATTTTTGCTCGACCCATGCAGTAATTCTATCAAACCTTTCTTCTGTAAAATAGGGCAGGCCTTCAGTGTACCAATCATTAAGCAAAGTCGATCCTTTGGCCCGATTACAGCTTGAGCAGCAACACGCCATATTTGACCGAATGTTATGGCCACCTTTATGTTTTGGTAAAATGTGGTCAATTGTTGCAGTATCTGGATTTAATTTCTTACCGCAATAAGCACATTCCCAATCCCAACTCTCAAATATGTAGGCTCTAAATTTTCGACGAGCAGCCTTGGGGCTTAAAACAATTAAGTTAACCAGTAAGTCTTGCTCGCAATGAAACACTTGTGGTATTCCAGCTATGTCAAAACTTTAGGCTGCACACACTTGTGCTATGCGTTAAGCTTGCACCACTGGGAGCGTGGTGGAATTGGTAGACACACAGGACTTAAAATCCTGAGACCACAGCGGTCGTGAGGGTTCGACCCCCTCCGCTCCTATTAATCAGTCAAACCAGGCGACAGGAAGTCACAATCCTCTTCTGCGGGATCAATATCAGCGTCTTCTAAAATTTTTAAAATAAAATAATGCAATTTGTCGACAACCCAGCGTAAATCTTCTTCTGGTATGTCTTTAATAATTGCCTCCAAGCGCATCTCCCGTGACGGAGGTGATAAGTGTTCAGCAACCGTCTCTAATGCCCTATAACGGCTCTTTGTGAGGCCCTCCATCATCTCAATCATCCTCAGAGATAGCCTCGGTCAGCTTCGGAGCCATACGCTGCTTGACGATTGAAATCCCTTCAAGAGCACCAGTGACCTTCAGATATAACTCCTTATCTCGCATCAATGCATCCTCACCAGCGCGGATCTTACCTGCAAGCTCCTGCTGCTGTAAAAGCAGCTTATCCTCTGTGTCGTTAAGGATTTCTTCCATTGCTTTCTTTTATTTGGAATCAGTATAGCTCACAATTCATGGAATCTTATGAAACCCCAGCCACTGGCTCCACCTCCGTAAAATATCCGCTTTTCTGAAAGTTCTCTGTCATAAGTAATTCCTTTGCCTGCACCTTCTACGGTTGATTCCCAAAGCCCGTTTTTCAGATCGAGTCGGCCACAAGGGTCGTGAAGCAGCCAAGAATCGCTGCTATAACCGTAAACACAAACGTAATAAGTCAGTCCGAAAGGTTTCCTATAGGTTCCTTTAGCGACGATAGCCAAAACCACAGGTCGCCCTTCATCGATCTCGTCTTCAATCTCATCAGGGCCAATGGAGTGAGAGACCGTGCAGCCGACTCCAATTTCTGACAGTCCTGCACGGTTATCGGACTTGTAAGTACCCGTACCGTGCTTATAGACTGCAGCTAAGTAATCATTTAGCTCTTTAATAGGACCCATATTTAAGCCTATCAATGCACTGGCCGTGCTGTAGATAAGTCCTTTTCGATGGTCGTGCTCTTTCTCGACCGGTAAATGAAAGTAAGGAAATCCTTCAAGAAAACGAAAGCCGTCTTTTTCCTTGTAAGGCTTAATAATTAGTTCATCTTGTTCGATTACCCAATCGTCTTTAACCAAAAGCCAAGTTCCAAGAGGCGAATCAACTACAAGTGAGGACTCCAGTTCTTCTAGTAACTTGCAGCTAGGTATTCGACGATCTTTGAGAAACTCCCCACGCTTGTCGTTATCTGAAAGCACTACAAAATTTGTATTGACTACAGCCCTGATACTTACTTCCCTTGCCATAAAAAATTCTATTCTTTTTTATGATACATAACTTCAAGCATGGCAACTCGTAATATTGCCTTTAGGCGATAAAGGCGTTCTTGTTCTTCTACCGGCCTTTGTGGGCTGCCAGGCCAATTTTTCCAATGAAACTCTACGGACTCGGCTAGTTGAGCTATATCACTTTGATGAAATTCAATAGTCAAGTAAATATCGTCTTCTTCATCGTACTTAGGCATCGCAGTCTTTTAGAGCGGTAGCAACTGTGCCACCAAGCTCAGCTCCTTTATCCTGACCAAACATAACAGCCCAACCACTTGCCAGCCACCCTACATATGGGATAGCAGTCAAGGCGGGAGCAACACTACCTGCTATTCCGGCGCCAACCATCGCACCTGTACTCTCTCCAGACCCTGCCGCCTTTATACACTCTACTTGTTTTGCAGTCAACTTTCCCGAATTGACAGGACCCCCCTCACCTGTATTCCGGTATCCATCCATAGTGTATTCATGTGTCTCATATTCCTTGCGATCTTCAAGAGTTTTTTGTCCAGGCCTTAAGAAACCTCCATCTATATTCTTGGCTTCATTTAAATCAAGGACTCTGCGAGACTTCAGCACCTTTGGATCATTGGCGTTGTACTGCAGCTGATAGCCCTGTTTACTTACATTGACTTTATAAGAGGAATAAGGGCCTGTTGGTAGATTAATAGACGGCATTATCACCTTGTTGTCCTCCTTTAATACCTGAAGCAAGTGTCCAAGTACACCAAGATGGGCAATACCGATCACGGTAGCTACGCCAATAGCAAGAGGTTTATAGTTCATTTTTACATCTTATAGGTGTCGTCTTTATCGGTTGAAGTCGTAATTTTAAGAGGCGCTTGTTCAACCCTAATTACTTGAGCTGGTGCTGTCTGAGCTGCTTTTTCAATCAATTTCTCAATATCAGCCTTTGTAATACCTGCTCCCCCGTTCATCTTCATCGTGCCATCACCGGATTTCTTCGCTGTTTGTACGCCGTAACTAGCAAGAACTCCCGTAAAGACGCTAGCAATGAATGTCGGATCAATCTTCTGCTGCGCTAATCCGGGAATGGTCACGTAATTCAAAGTGAGGATTCCGCCACTCCAAATCAACACGCCAAGGCGGACAAAATTCGAAAGTATCGCGAAATTTTCTTCGCTATCTGCTGCTTTCTCTTTTAATTTCGTAAAGACGCCTTTCTTTTTTACGTCTTTAGATTCATCTTTTACAACCTCAGCCATGAATACAACCACTTTCATTTAATATCATACTGTGTTTCTTCCGTTTAATATCAGAGTAGTGTAGATAAAACCATGCTCCGTATCTTCGCGTTATTTATTTTGTTTGCAGGGGCCGCACGTGCAGATATTACACATAAATTACAGAGCTCAGTACAGCTGACTGTCGATGGCGCAGCTAGTCAGGCAACACGTATTGGAAGTACTTATTCTGTGAGTGGTTCGAATGTCTCCGTCAAGTCAGGTAGCTCCTTTGGCGGCCTAGGTGCTCTTTCATCTGGCACAGCAGTCGGATACACCCCTATGGGTGCAGAAATCACAACTGCTGGCGATGCGTTTACATTCAGTGAATCATATATTGAAGGTGATGATGTGACCAGTGGGACAACAGTTACGTCTGGTGTAGTGCCCTCTCTTCCGATGTTGGGTTCAACGACAACCTCCTCTGGCGGTCTAGCAGGCAGCTTGGCTGGAACAATTGCCACAGATGGTGCAATGACGATCACCGCTGGTGGCGCAGGAACTACGGCCACAGGACAGCACGTAAGCGAGGTCACTGTGCGCTGAGATGTATAACCTTCGCGATTCGCTCGTACTAGGCTTCTTCCTAGGTATTATGCATGGCCTTTCGCAAATTGCGTACTCAGTTCCAGTAGTCCCAAATTTCACACAGGGTAGCTTACAGAGCAAAACTGAGACGACAACAAAAGTAACCGAAAGTATTAATTCAATTGACTACAATACAGGTTACCAGTACTCTGTAACTGGTAGTAAT